CTGCGGGCTATCGGGGTTTGTGCCGATAAGCAGCTCACTCATCAGATGTCTCCATCTTGTCTTGTAGGTCTAGGATGTACCCCCTCGCGACGAGCAGACCCTTTATCTCACCGCAAGTCCTTTTGTACTCCTCGAAGGTCTCGGCCCTTCCAGAAGCAACAGCCTGTTTCAGCTGGTCAACCTTGTCTTCTATCTGATCAATCAGCAGTTCAAATGCATCCATCATTCACCTCTTGTCGGTTTGTCGGACTTCTTCAGATCTTTCTGTGAATACTGCGAAGAGAGCTGCTTCATAACGTCAACACCCAAGCGCATCATTTCTTTCTCACGCTCATCCCGCATCATCGCTGCGGCCTTCATAGCATCGATCCGGCTACGCTTGTCATCTGCCTGAGCCTGTTGAGCGATCCGCTCACGCTCGATCTCCTGCTGCTGCATCTTGAGCTGAGCATCGATCTGGTCCTTCTGAGCCTTACGCTGCTGCTCGGCTTGCTTAATCTGGAGCTCTTGCTGCTGCATCTGAACCAACGGATCCTGAGCCATCTGCTGAGCTTGCTGGCCTGCTACCTCTTGGCTGTTCTGCTGCAGGAGCTGTTGTGCAGCCTGTGCCAGCAGCGGTGAGAGGCGAGCCTCGACCTCGGGGTCCATGTGCATGTCTTCGCCCGTCTCGTCCTTCTGCGGGGGAAGATTGAAGCCAAGCTGGAGCTCGATCTGCTTGCGGTACTCAAAGCCCAGGTGCTCGTTGACATGAGCCTGCATCGCCGCAGCAAGTTGCTGGGCCATGGGGTTGTTCTGCAGGAGCTGCTGAATCTTGGGGTCCTGCATGGCCGACATGTGGACCTGGATGTGAGCCTGATGGTCCTGATAGGCAAATGCCTTGACCGGCTTCATCATGAGGACATTCTGGTTCTCAGTGACCGGATCCTCCGGCTTCATGTCATCTTCCATCGGCACCAGCTTCTCGGCATTTTTGATACCGAGCACGTCCAACATCTGACGGTGCAGGAGAGGCATGTTGTAGAGGTTGGGCGACTGCGAAGCCAACTGCATAACTGCTTGATACTGGACGATCTTCTGCGCCATCGTGGCCGCGTTGGGGTCCGATACCGGAATTACATCGACGTTGTCATAGTCCGCACGCTTGGCCTTGCGACTGCCTTCTTCCGGCTGATAGTTGTAGTCCTCAGGCGTATATGCCGCGATGATGCCCTTGAGCAGACCCAGCTCCTGTTTCATGGAGTAGTGGATCCGCGCCTGAACAGCCGACATTGTCTTGAGAGTTCTCTCAAGGATGGCCAGCGTAGTCCCAACCGGTGCCTGCGCCGACATGTCGCTGATCTGCAGGTCAGCGGTGTTAGCGAACCGACGACCTTCGTCGATGATTGTGTTAAACAAGCTGTAAAGAGTCTGGCTCGGCTCCTTGTACGGAAGCGGCAGCAGGTTGTCCTTGATAGTCCCGCTGGGCACGTCCACATCGCGGAACTCGCCCGGAGCTATGGGGGTGTCATCACCCTTAACTCTGAGGCCACGGGCCTTGAAACCGCCCGGCAGGTTAGACAGAGTGCCCGCATCAACCAGCTGACGGATCAGCGACGTACCACTCTTGGCGAACGCACCAACGAGGTGGATCAGACCGAAGTAGTAGAAGCCAAACCCAGGCACATATCCATAGTGAACAAAGTGCTGACGACGCTGATGCGTCTCATCGTCAGGCTCCCAGTTGCGACGGATGGCCAGAATCTCGCCACTACCCTTCTCCACCGTCACCACATACGGCAGCGCTATGCCTGTCTTCTTGCCATCCTCGGTGTGCTCGTAACCCGGCAGGTCCAGGTCAACGTGCATCTCCAACACCTTATATCTATCGTCCGAAGTGGCGCGGAAGCCCAGCTTCTCAGCAATCTTCTTCTCTACTTCATCAAGGATGTTGTCTGGCTCACCAAGGTCGATGTCTCGGTAGAACCCTGCAACCTGCAGGCGACGTAGGTCGTTCTCGGTCTTACGCATGACGTGGGTCACACGTTCAGCAGACTCAAGGTTAGAAGCGCCGTAGGGGACAACGATGTCTTCCGCCGGCACGAAAATAGAGACCTGACGCTCCAGATGCGGGTCGTAGTAGATCTTCTTAAACGCGTTACCAGCCAGACCCAGGCCCCACAACATGCGTTCATGCTCGGGTCGGTACTCCTTCATGACGTCCATGAGCTGGTAGTTCATGTCGTCCTGCACCCGTTGGGCAGCGTCTTTCTTCTCCGGGGTCTCTTTGCCAATGATCTGGGTCTTCACCGGGCCAGAAGCAGGGAACGTAGCCATCATCGTCTCGGACTGGAACTTGACGACGGCCTCACTCAGCAAGGGGTGGTACACACCACACGCGCCTTCCCACGGTTCAGTGCGATCCTCAAGCTTCATACCCAGCAGCTCAAGACCATCTACATAGGTCTGGATCCAATCCTTACGCGAGGCGATGTCCTCGTCATATTCACCGATCAGCTCAGAGGCGAGCAGCTGCAGCTCGCTCTCATCCATGTACTCAGCGAGGTTCGCACTGAAGTCCTCTTCAGTTTCCTTGTGCGGCTCAATCTCGATCTCAAGCCCGTCCATCCCGATCTTCACGGACTCGGGGTCTTCAATCTCAATCTCAAGAGCCGGCTCTTGCGAGAGAAGATCTTCTCCACTCATCCCCAACGGTGCCGGGTTCAACGCCTTGTCGATAGCCATAGTTAGTCCTTTAGTTCGGCGCACAACTCATCGAAAGTTAGATCCCTTGAGCTATCAAGGAACTCAACACTAAACAGATAACGATCCCCCGAGTAATTCAACACCGTATGGGGGACTTGGGTGTTAAACGCGTAGTAGGTCTCAGGTAGATACGAGAGCCTGTTAAAACGAAACGACATGCCGGGCACGCCGTCCATGAACAGACAATCACTACGCGTATCACTTAACAGCATGTTGATACTAACTTTGCGGTTGGTATCGGTGTGCCAGTCGTAGCAAGTGTTCTCCGGCATCTTCAGCACCCCCGCATGAAACGTATGCCGATGCGCTAAAGCCTGAAAAAACGGGTCTGTCATCACGATCTTGCGGGGTACCGGCAGGGCCATGAAGTTGTAGTACAGCATCCACTCGTGACCCAATGACTGATCAACCAACTCCACAAGAGCCGGAACAAGGGTCGATTGGCCAACAGCTTTGTACACGGTATGCTTCTTAGTAGTAGGTGCGTTTATTCCGCTTGAAGTACTGGATCTCTTCCGGCTCATCGCTGGGCAACCGGATGAAGCCCCCTTGTCTGAAGCGCAGTAATGCCTGTGTCGTCGAGTCAACTAAGTCATCGTTGGTACCCGCAGGAAAATCGTTGCACTCCTCGATGACGTCCTTCGCCCATCGTTTATCTGGGGCCCAGACCACACCGCTGGAGAACAAGTCAGATACTGCGTTGACGCGGCTGATCTTATCCTGCCCTTTACCCGGCGTGAACTCAGATATCGGTACGCCCATCCGGCGAAGTTCCTGATATAGGGCTGCGCCATTAGACTTCTTCTCCACGATGAAGGCGTCGGGTTCCCACTCTCTATACTCGTCAAATACCATCCGTTTTAAGTCAGGAAACTCCATCCGTTTCTTTATGGAGTTGAGCAGAATAATGTTGTAGTTGTTAACCTCTTCGTTGAAGAACACGCCCCACGTGGTCAGTGCGTTGTAGTCAGCACGGGTGTTGGCTTCCTGCGCCGCGTCCAGGCTCATGATGATGAAGTCACACGGTGGTGGGTTCTCTTTCTCCCATATCTGCCACCACTCCCGCTTTATCAGCGCCCCTTCTTCTGCAGTCGGGTCCTGCATGTACTGAGCCTGCCAGTAGCGGGGGTCCATACCGATCCGCTTGGACTCAAGCTCCTCGAACGACCAGAACTCTGGCCATAGGGGGGTGCCAGACGGCAGGATCGCGGGAAACTCGACCACCTCCCACTGATCTGCATCATCATTCTGGGTCATGTGGTTGATTATCTGGCCAGTCAGATCAAGCTTCGACCAGCGAGTCATGACCACGATAATGGCCCCGCCCGGCATCAAACGCTGGATCGGACCTGACTGGAACCACTCCCACGCCGGTAGAAAAACGTCAGGCCGCCCCTGTTTCGCCTCTTGCTCAGAGTGCGGATCGTCAATAATAAAGAGGTCAGCGCCACGACCAGCCAAAGCACCGCCAACGCCAATAGCAAAGTACTCACCATTGAAGTTTGTCCCCCAACGTGAAGCAGATTTACTGTCGGCCTGCAGCTCTACCTGCGGGAAAATGTCCTTGTAAGCCTCCGAACCCACCAGATTCCGCACTCGCCGGCCAAAATTCACTGCCAAATCAGCGGTATGCGAGGCCATGATGACCTTCTTCTGGGGGTACT